GGACGGGATTACGTTAGGCCAGGCCCGACCGAAGGGAGAATGCGCAGACCGGAAAATTGCAGTCCGGTCAAGCATTTACACGTAATCCCCATTATGCGATGCGACCTCTTTATTTGCGTGACGTCACGCTTATTCTTCAATCATGCGGTAGGTGTAGCGCGGATCTGTCAGGCCCGACAGCAGCTTGTCGAACTGGCGTTCTCCGGCCTTCCGGGTCAGGCCCTTGCTGATGGTCTGCCAGCGCGCCTTGCCCTTGCGCTCTTGAATTGCCCAAGTCTTCGCCTCGGCCTCTTCTTTTTTCGTGACGCGTGACGCTAATTCGGCTTCCAGCTCGGCAATTCGTTGCAGTGCCTGGTCGAGCTCCTCTTGGGTGCGCTGCCAGCCGTCGAGGATTTCCTTTACGCCATCGGCGGGGATCGATGGGGCATGTTTTCGTGACGGTTGATCGTCACGCTTTTTCTTGTTCGCCCGGTAGCGCCGCGCTCGCTCTGCGTCCGTCAGGGCTTTGCCGGTGGCTGGCCGACCGCGTCCGCGCTTCGGCTGCTCCAGGGGGAGGGGTTGGGTTTGCTTGTCGGTTGGGTCAATCATTGCGGCGTCTCCATGCTGGCTGGGCATGGGATAATTATACGTGACGCGTCACGATAAACATAGGAATTAACGTGACGAATCACGATAAATAGCGACCGTTCGTCGGTATTTAATGTGACGCCATAGGTTCGTCACGATAAATAGCGCCGCCCGCTCTTTGGATCCCCAGCCTCTTGGGAGTCCCGGCAGGTCAAGGGCCGCGACCCCGGCTTGTCAGCGCTCGCGGTGACAAACGGAGTCCCGGGCGGAGCGAACCCTTGAACCACCTCGGACAAAGACAGCCTCCGGTCATAGGGTAGGGGGAAGCTTTTCTCCCCCTGCCCTCTGACCCCCTGGCGAAGGGCAGGGATGACAAGGGACAGCGTCCCTTGGTGTTGATGGGTGGGTGTTGCGGAGGGGTGGCCGGGAGCGATCCCGGCGCAGCCGGGTCCACCATCTCTAATGGTGGACTTTTGTCTCATGGTGAGACTTTTCGAGTTATCGAAGTGCTTCCTGCTCGTAACCGAAGAGAACGCCTTTCAAGGCAATGCGTGCCTGGTTCCTGATATCCGGCGGTAAGGCGTCAAAGCGGCGCAGGATAGGCGCCAGGTCTTCGGATACCGTCCTTTCTTGCTCGGTAAGCAGCAACTCGTCCGTGCTCACCCCAAGCGCTTTTGCAAGGCGCACGATGATCTCGCCTGTAGGGTCTGAGCGGCCGGCTTCGTATGAGGTGTAGCTGGACTTGCTGATACCTGCGGCTTCCCACACTTCCCGCTGGGTGAGCTTCTTCGCTTCCCTGAAACGCTTCAGGTTGAGGGCAATGGTCATGGCTCGTTCCTGGTTGGTGGTGCTCATGACTCGATCCTATGCACTGTTGTTCCATACAGTACCGGAATAACGGTACAAAAGTTGTTGATTGTCGGTAGCGGCAAGTCTTATGATCCCGTCCAATAAGTATCGGCATGCCGATATTGACAGGGATTTCTTCAATGCTCGACAAGTTGCACCTCTTCGTTCCGTTCCGCCTCGAGCACATCGAACTGCTCGGGGTGGAAGGGCGTGCGGATCCGGTGCACGTCGTGGATCTGGAAAGCCTGGGCGTGCCGCTCCAAGGGCAGATCAGCCGAGGGGAGGGCGGAGAGCTACAGGCGGATTACTTGCGGCACACCTGGGAGTCACTGAGTACGGGCTTCACGCCTTTGGCGTTCAAGGTGTTTCACCAGTCCTTGGGTAAGCGCCTGATGCCCGGTGTAGAGCTGAAGGCCAGCCCGGCGAAGTTGCTCCAGGGGCACAACGTGTTTGGCCCAACCTGCATCCAGAAGGGGGCCGAGGTGATGTTCAAGTGGCTAGCCGGAAGCTACCCGGACCTCTTCGCGAAGCTCGATGTGTCAGCGACGCAGGTCTACACCCTGGACTGCACGTATTCCAGCCGGCTGCCGGACGAACGCACGGCGCTCCAGGTCATCCAGGCGCTGACCAACGTCAGCAACGGCCACACCAAGAGTCGCGGCGACAACTACCAGACGTCCGCGTACTGGGGCGCGAAAGAATCCCGCCTAAAGCGCCTGAAGGCGTATCTCAAGCACACCGAGTTTCAGGCCCAGTTGGACGAATTGAAGCGGGCAGGGCGGGCCGATCTGTCGGCTGCTCGGTCTGCTCGGGTCATGTCTGACCCACGGTTGCAGGAGTGGGTGCGCTACCTGCTCCGCATGGAGGCCACGGTAATGCACCGGTGGCTGGAACGCCGGGGCATCCCGTCTCGGCTTGTTGATCTGATCGCCTACCAGCAGCGGCTCCAAGAAGAGGGGCGCTGCCTGATTCAGGAGTGCTGGCAAGCGGTTACAGCGGACCTTTTCGCGGCCTTTGAGGGTATCCAGATGCGTGTGATTGATGATGAAAAAGTGCTGGCCGCACTGACTGAGCGACACCTGAAGTACGACCGTAAGGGCAAGCCCAACGATAGCCACGCTCGAAACCTGTTTCGGACGTACCGCAGCCTCAAGGACTACGGGTGGCAGGAAACGATGGACTCCATGTCTCGCCCGACGTTCTACCGGCATATCAAGGAAATCTGCGAGGCCGGCCTGTCGAAAGCCGCCCTGCAGAAGCTCCACGAAGCGGACCGGGCGAACAACGTCGTACCGCTGCTGCGGTTCGTCCAGGTCGATTTCAGCGCCCAGCGCCCCGACTGGTACGTCGAGCCGACCGTGGAGGCCGCGTGATGCTGGTAGCCACCTTGGAAACTCTGGCTCTGTTGGCCTTTGCGGCTACCGTCATCCACGCCGTGGGCGTGTGGGCGCGCAGCGATGGATAAGGTGGCCCACCAGTCGCTCCGCTGGGACCTGGAGCAAGACCTTTCCCACCTCGTCGAGGACGAGCACCTGGTGCGCCAGGTCCTGGACCTGGTCATGCGCCGAGTCGTCCAGGAACAGGCCGCCGAGGCCGTTCGCCGGCAGCGCATCAACCGAGACTTCAAGACGTTCCGGCGCGGCCGGAGCGTGACGCCGCCCGCATGGGCATTTCGTGAACCGGGCACAAGCCCACAAGTTGAACCCCTGAGGTAAATCATATGCTCGCTCTCATCGGCCTGTGCCAGGGCTATTACTCCGATACTCGCAACGTCAATACCGCCAACGGTCCTTCGCAGATTGTTGAACACTCGGTGCTCGTCCAGGTTGAGCAAACCAATAAGTTCGGCATGCCGGAAACCAAGGTTGTCCAGGTCCGTATTTCGAAACGGCATATGGATGGCGGGCTCAATAATGTCTGGAAGATGGAGAAGGGCAAGACGGTGTCCGTCCCGGTATTTATCCAGGCCTGGGCGAGTAAGTCCGGTAACGCCGGATTCGATTATTGGCTGTCGGGCGACGGCATGCCGTTGAAACTTCAAACCGTTCAGGAGAAAGCCGCTTAAGGGTCCCGGCCTTTTTCGGCGAAAAAGGACGGGTAGGGGATAAGCATGAATTTTTTGGGCTGTGACGGTGTTTGGTTGGCTAGGGAAGATGGTTCAACTATCTGCCAGGGCCAAATGAAGACGTTTACGGTCCAGGAAATGCGGGAGTTTCTAACTCCTGCAATGACAATTGCGCAGAAAGCTCAAATCACCGGCGGTCTGTTGACGTTGTTTGTCGCGGTCTGGGTGTTTAAGAAGATGCGCACATCAATTCCACACTAATGGAGTAAGTTCCATGAAACAACTGAAACAACTGTTCTCCCTGGGCAAGCGTGAAGCCGTTATCGGTGGCTCGTTGCTGATGACGTCCGGCCTTTCGATGGCCGCTGAGGGCGATATCGACACTACCAAGGCCCTGGCCTATATCGCGGGCGGCCTGACTGCGGCGGCGGCTGTGACCGGTGCCATGTTCGGCCTGGTGGCCCTGATCGGTGCCGCCAAGAAAGCCCAGCGCGCAGGGACCTAATCGACCCTCAGTCAAGCCGGTGGCGGTCACTCCGCCCCGGCTTTTTTATTGCCCGGAGAAAGGATAAATGAGGATTAAGAAATGTATATCAGCCCTGAAGATATCGCTTTTTATGGCGTGCTTATTGCCATCGTTATTCTTTGCTCAGGGCGCTAGGGCTGAATATTATTATTGGTACATGGGTCATTTTGATAAGAAAGTTTCGTCGCCCTCGGCGGGTTGCGATCTTTATTTCACTGGTATATCTCGCGATCCAGGGCGGGTTTTTGTTATGGAGCCTTCTTCAAATCCAAGTGAGGCGGGCGAGGTTTTCTATTGTGTGGTTCGTTCTGGTGATTGGGTTCTTTTTAATACGACTGTTGTTTTGAAAGGCGATAGGTGTCCCGAAGGGCAGTCTCTCGATTTAAAAGATGGCTTGTGCAAGCCTCCGCCTCCCGAGTGCGAATCTGGAGTGCCGAACTTGTTCAGGAGTTCTAACTATCCAATTATCGTAATTAATGGAAAGAACACAGTTCCTAGTTCTCCGCCGTCTGGCTGTTTGAATGGGTGCGCTTATGAGGCTGATAGTTCTCGGCCAACATCTTGTTATCGCACTCCAGGCTCCACAACTGAGGGGTTCTGCAACTACACGCTCAAGAGCAACGGCCAGAACTGCTCGGCAGATTCCGGCAACCTGGGCGGCACCGGTCCTTCGCTCAGCGAACCGAATCAGCCGCCAGTGACCGACCCGCCTTCGGACCCGAATGACCCGGGCTGTCCGAAGGGCTACAGCTGGTCAGGCACCACGTGCGTGAAGACGCCGACCGATCCCACAGACCCGACCGACCCGAAAGACCCTGGTGGTGATGGTGGTGGAACTGGTGGTGGCGATGGTGGCGGGACTGGTGGCGGTACAGGCGGTGGCGGTGATGGCGGAACGGGCGGCGGCGATGGCGGCACCGGCGGGGGAGACGGAAACGGTGGAACTGGCGGCGGTGATGGCGATGGCGGCGGCACGGGTGGTGGTGGTGATGGCGGGGGAGACGGGCAGTGCGATCCGGCCAAGGACCCGAACAAATGCGGCAGTGGCTCCTCGATCTCCGGCGACGGTGACTGCAAGGTGGCGATTCAGTGCAACGGCGACGCAATCCAGTGCGCCATTGTTCGCCAGGAAAAGCTCGCACGCTGCGCGGATGAAGAGTTCCGTACGGTCGATGACAAGAAGATTCAGGACCTGAAGAACACGCTGGCCGGTGAGTTCTCCGGGCCTGAGTACGAACCCATCAAGGCCACCGGCGAGAACACCCATGACCTGTCGAAGCTGCTCGACACTAGCGGGCGCTTCTCCAAGGCCTGCCCGGTTATTCCTGACGTCTCGTTCCCCTGGTTCGGCAGTACTCAGACGGTGTCGCTCAGTAGCGTGTCGTCCGATCTGTGCACGTATCTCCAGTGGTTCGGGTATCTGCTTGTCGCGTTCGCCATGCGCGCCGCGGCTGAAATCATTGCGCGAGGGTTGAACTGATGCCGTTACTGATCGGGGTACTACTGCGGGCCATCGGCTGGTCGCTGATCCCGCTGGGTTGGAAGCTGCTGCGCGGCTTGGGATTCACCGCTGTTGCCTTCGTCGGCGTCAAGGCGGTGATGGATCAGGCCAAGGACTACGTATTCAGCAACCTGGGTGGCGTGCCTGCGCAGTGGCTTCAAGTCCTGGGGCTTCTGCAAGTTGACGTGTGCATCAACATCCTGTTCTCCGCGTACATCGCCCGAGCTGTGCTGTGGGGTATGGACAAGTCTGGCGGCAAGTCCGGCATGCGCTGGACCGGGCCGAAGTAAGCGAGGAGGGGACCAACATGCTCTATCTGCGCACCGGTCTGCCAGGTGCTGGCAAGACTTTGAACGCGATTCGGGAAATCGACATTGAACACCAGCCGGACCCGGACGACCCGACCAAGCGGCTGCACAAGGACCCGGACAATCCGGACCTGCCGCCCAGGACGATCTACTACTACGGCATCCCGGATATGAAGCTGGATCGGCTCAAGTCGAAGTGGGTCGAGTTCGATACGCCCGAAGAGTGGTACAACCTGCCTGATGGCTCGGTGATCGTGATCGACGAAGCGCAACGGGTGTTCGGTAACGATGGCTCCAGGGCGCGCCCGGAGAAAGTCACGCGCTTCGAGACGCACCGGCACCAGGGCCTGGACATTCACTTGATCACTCAGCATCCCAGCTTGCTGTGCACGCCAGTGCGCAAGCTTGTCGGCAAGCACATCAACTTCATTCGGCCCTATGGTCGGGAGAAAGGCATCTTCCGGCATGAGTACGAGTTCTGCATCGACAACCCGGAGCGGCGCAGCAACTTCAAGCAGGCCCAGGAAGAGCGGGTCACGCTGGATAAGGCGTATTTCGGCGTCTACAAGTCGTCGACGGTGCACACGCACAAGCCGATCACGCCCAGCTACATGAAGAAAATCCCGCTGATCATCGCGCTGATGTTGATTCCGATCGGTGTGCTTGTTGGGCTGGTCGTGACCGCCATGCAACAGGGTGATGAGGAGAAAGAGGCGGCTCTTGCGAGGAGTCATGCGGCTGAGGCGTCAGCGGGTGTTCTGCCTGGGGCTGGAAATGCTGTTCAGGCAGCCCCCAGGGCCTCCAGTGGGCCGAAATCGGCCGATGAGTTCATCGGTGATATGTCGCCCAGGGTGCCCGATCTGGTGGCCTCGGCGCCGCGCTATGACGATCTGAACAAGCCCAGGGATTTCCCTCGGCCGGTTTGTGCGGCCAGCTCGGACCCGAACTTGATCGGCAAGGCTCCTGAGCGGCGAATTCCGATGGGCACGTACAATGGCCGGGTGATGGTCTGCCAGTGCTACACGCAACAGGTCACGCGGATGCACACGACGTTCGAGTTCTGCATGGACGTGGTGAACAACGGCTATTTCGACGACACGCGGATGCCACCGACGTATGCCAGCGGCAACAGCACGCGAGGCTTGATCACTAGTCCGTCAGTTGACCCGGCGACGGCGATTGAGCGAGGGCGCGCAGCGACATCGCCGACGCCGGGGGATGCGTTCTCGACACGAGTAACCATCGTGCCGGATAGCAGCAGGACGCCCAGGACGCTATGAGCGATGCGAGCCTCTTGGCTCAGGGGTTCGTATCTATGGCTTCGCATAATGT